TATCCTGGTAAGATATTTAGAAGACAAGGTGGTGCGCCAGGTCAAGCTATATTTGGTACTAAGTTTCCAAACGTGTCAAGTGAAAATATGATGTTGTTTGATAAAGCAAGAGTATTATCTGACGAGTCATCAGGACTTCCATCATATTCATACGGACAGACAGGTGTGCAAGGTACAGGTAGAACTGCATCAGGTATATCTATGTTAATGGGTGCAGCTAGTAATGCAATACGTACCGTGATTAAGAACATGGATGACTATATGTTACGTCCTATGGGTGAGGCATTGTTTGCATTTAATATGCAGTTTGACTTTGATCCAGAGATAAAAGGTGATCTAGAGATTAGAGCTAGAGGCACAGAAAGCTTTATGAAGAACGAAGTTAGATCCCAACGTCTTATTAGTTTCCTACAGATTGCAAGTAGTCCTGTCCTAGCACCATTTGCCAAGTTCCCATACATTATGCGTGAGATAGCAGCAACGATGGATCTGGATGTAGATAAGGTAACGAACAATCCTGAAGAAGCATTTAGACAGGCTATACTATTACAACAGATGCAAAAGAAAATAATTGAAGAGAACCCACAACCTGCACAAGATCCTACAGGAGCAGGAGGTGGTACTATAGGTACAGGTCAAGCACCAGCACCAGGAGAACAAGGGTTTGCTACAGGTGGTGGACCTAATGCAGGTACACAACAGCAACAACAACAAGCTCAACAAGGAGGAGGACAACAGATTCCCCCTGAGTTAATGGCAATGTTACAACAAGGTGGTGCAGGTAATGCTTGATCAAAAAGTGGCTAGAGATTTATTACCTTTAGTTAATCAACCAGATTTTGATGAATTGTTTACATTATACTTAGATAATAAAAAAGAAAGTGCTTATCGTATACTAGAACAGAGTGACGATGAAGTAGAAATATACAGAGCGCAAGGACAACTGCATATACTAAGACGTATGGAAAATATGCGCTTAGAGATACAGACCGCAGCTAAAGGAACATAACATGGCTCGTAAATCTAAAATACCCACACCAAAAATTAATCCTAAAACATCTATAAATTTAATTAATAATCTTTCTGAAAAAGAATTACTATACAGAACAGTTTGGAATGAGGCTGGTGGAGAAGGTTTATTAGGAATGGCATTAGTTGCAAATTCTATTTTTAATAGAAAAGATATATTAGATCAAGGTGCTAGATTAAGCCTTTATCAAGCTAATGATAAAACTATTAAAGGAATTTTAACAGGGAAAAATCAATTTGAACCAGTTACAGGAAATAAAAAAGTTTTAAATCCTTTAAATGAAACAGAAAAACAAAAAGTAATTGAAGCCATAGAATTAGCTGGAGACAAAAGATTATTAGAAAATAAAATTAAAGAAGAAATAGATAATATATCTAATAACGATATTTTATCTTTACTTAACTCAACAGGTTTTAGGGGATCAGGTGCAAAATTAGATAAAAGTCAAAATGTTAATGTTGTTAAATATAAAGGACATAAATTTAATACAGCAGGTAACAAAGATAGAAAATTAGTTGAACTAGAAATAGATAGAAATACTCCTATACCCACAGAAAAACCAACTCAAGAAAAGTCTAGGAGCATAATAGATTTTGTAAAAGGTTTATTTATGTCTGATGCAGAGGGTGCTGAGATAGATAATCAAATGAAAGAAGCAATGCCTACGCTTACTGAAGAAGAAAAAAGGATTAGAGCCTTAAACAATCGTAAGTTAAGTGATATAGAAGCTAGAATGGATCAAGAGGATATGGAGTATCTAGCTGATGACAAAGAAAGAAGACCTTTAGATGTTACAGAAACTACTAATGAAGATGGCACAACAACTACTAAATTTAATGTACCACCACCCTCTAGCGCACGATCATCATTAGATCAACAAATGTCTGATTTAGATTTTGGAGATCTTCGTGATGCACCAGGAAGTAAACGTATCCGTACAGCAAAAGAAGAAAAAGAACAAGTAGAAAAAATGAAGAAAGCTACGAAAGAAGGTACAAGGGTTGCTGGAGAAAAACCAGACACTACTACAGGATTTGAAGATGATGAGTATATTCCAGGTATCGAAATGGAATCTAGAGATGATACTATGATTGCAGATGACACGCAAGTATCAGCAACAGACATGGATGATACACCATCAGGTGATGACATATTTACTACCTTCTTTAAAAGTTTAGGTGATGTTACATATGATGAAGGGTTTGAAGTAGATGATTTAAACCTAAAGAAGGGTGGTGCTGTAGAAGCAGACTTTGATGGTAAAGATAATGATGATGAGGATGAAGATGAGGGAGATCCACCACCTCTAGCTAAACCTGAAGAAGTAGCAGATGATATACCTGCAATGTTGTCAGAAGGTGAATATGTGCTACCTGCTAATGTAGTTAGGTATCTAGGACTAGAGCGTATTATGGATATGCATCAGAAAGTATTACATGAGATACAACAGATGGAGGATCTAGGTATGATCCAGAATGTTGATGAGAATGGTAAGCCTGAGAATGATGATGATGAGATGAAGTTTATACAACCTGAAGGTAAAGTAACAGAGACTTTAATTATAGCAGCTAAACCTCAAGGTATGATGTGTCCACCAAAAATGTCAGAGGGTGGTCAAATAAATAGAGACATAGACATAGACAGAACACTAGATGATGATATGTTAAATATTAGATCAAGTATCGCTACTCAACGTAGTCCAACAGGGTTTAAAACTGTATTTGATCCTGAAGTAGGATTTTTAAAAATTAAAACACCTAAAGGTAGTCTCACTGTAGATAAAGGTGCAATAGATGATTTTATAAATCAAAATGAAGGTCCAGAAGGAGCAGATCCTGCTGATCCTGATGTAGGAGGAACAGCATCTAGTTTTGACGTAATTGGTCAGTCTTTACAAGATATATATTCTTTTGAAGTAGATCGTGCTAAAGATCTAATGTCAATGGAGCAAGAGCAAGCAGACACAGAAAAAGGTATGGCTGAGGTAGATACAGATTTACAAGATCAAGAGCAACAGACTAGTGATCCAGCAGAAACTGGTCCTGCTGAAGCAGGTGAAGACGAAGCAGAACTACGTTCAGGTGGTCTAATGGCAAGGTTTAATACTGGTGGTGCTGTAGATTACAACATAGCTGGTGTAGGAACTGTAGCAGGTGATATGCAGTTAGGTGATCAACTAGCGGCAATGGAAAAACCTAAAACATACGAAGAGATAAGAGCAGATGTACTAGGAGATCCGCTTAGGGATACACCTGATTTGCCAGAGGATTATGGTAATATGAAAAGTGAAAACTATATTTATAAAGATAATCCTGTATTAGAAGGATCAAAGTTACAAACAAGAAAAAAACGATCTTCATATGTTTATGATCCTAGTGCAGGAGGTGGAGAGGGATCAAATGCTTATAGAAATGACAAAGAAGTTAGACAGTTACTAGATTTGGCAGGAGTTGATAGTGAAGAATATGCGTTTGTAATGGATGGTTATAACAAAGGTGACGAATATCTTGGAGGAGCAATTAGTATAAAACAAAATGAACGACTAAAAAAAGGTTTAGATGCATTAGCAGACAAACGTAGAATATTAAAACAAGGATTAAAAGCTTCTGACATACCAGAGGGAGCTACAAACAGAGATGTATTTAAAAAAGTATTCTTTAATGAGATAGATTACTTTGGAGAAAGTTTAGATCCAGAAAATTTTGAACAACCTACTCAACTTAATACTGTATTAAATATTACGGATAATGAATTAGAAAGACTTAGATCTGGTAAGGAAGCTGGAACTCTAGATAAAAAAGAAAGAGAGCAAATAGAGTTTTTAGATAAGTTTGATTTAGATGCACCAGCAGAAACTGATATAGTTAATCAAGGTATTAGTGTTTTATCTGGAGGAAGACAAGGAACAACTTTTTATGACTCTAGTAAAGAAAGAGCAAAAAGACTTAGAGGCCCAAGGTCAGGAATAATGGGTGAGGGCCAATATGTTGAAGGAGTAGGTTACGTTACGTAATCTATATGTTAGGGCTACCTTCTACCCTTTTCATGGTGAAAAGCTACTAGATGCCCCCGAAAAGAAAGTGAAATAAAATGCAAGTAGTACAAGAAGTAAAAACACAACCAATACGTTACAAAAAGAAAAGCATAGAAGAAGAAGATAAAGAGATTGAAGAACTAGAAGCAGAAAGAAATAAAGTAGAAGAGGAGGAAGTAGAAGCTGAACAAGAAGCAAAAGCAGAAGCTGAACTTAATCCTGAAGAAAAAACATTTAAAAAAAGATATGGAGATTTACGTAGACACGTACAAAAGATACAAGAAACACATGATTCTGAAATACGTAGTCTAAAGGAACAGGTAGAAGGACTTACAAGAAAACAAGTTAAGCTACCTAAAACAGATGAAGAACTAGAGCAATGGGCTGAGAAATATCCAGACGTTGCCAAGATAGTAGAAACAATCGCTACAAAGAAAGCTATAGAAGCTAGAAAGGATGTAGAAGAAAAGTTAAAGTATGTAGATGAAATGCAGACTAAAGTTCAGATAGAAAAAGCTGAGACAGAACTTTCTAAACTTCATCCAGACTTTCAAGAGTTACGTGTTAGCGAAGACTTTCATGATTGGGTAGCAGCACAACCAAAGTGGATACAGTCTGCTTTGTATGAAAATGACACTGATCATTTAGCTGCTGCTAAAGCGATTGATTTATATAAACTAGAAACAAACAAACCAGATACTAAATCAGAAACTAAAGAAGCTGCTAAGTCTGTAAAGAAATCTTCTAGAGCAGAAGAACCAAAGACACAAGATCGTAATGTATGGTCAGAATCTAGGGTAAAAAATCTTAGCAGTAAGGATTGGGAAAAGCATGAAGATGCTATTTCAGAATCTATAGCAAACGGCACTTTTGTTTATGATATTAGTGGTGGTGCAAGATAAAAAAAGTCTTGACAAATTAATTAAAATATGATATACTTTGTATATTACTAAAACTAGCATAGGTATTTGCTAGTGTTCGGAAGCCTCTTAGCAATAAGACTACCTTCCTGTTTATGCTAACTGAAGAAGTTTCAACTACCTACACTCGTTAGGCCAGGTTTATCCTACACCCTAAAGATGTAGCCTTGAATTGTCAATAGTTGGCTCGTTTCGATAATAGCCGAAAGGAGATAACCAATGGCTTTTAAGACTGCTGCTGGTTACGGAAACCTGCCTAACGGTAACTTCTCTCCTGTTATTTACAGTAAGAAGGTACAATCGGCTTTCCGTAAGACTAGCGTGATTGAAGATATTACCAACAGTGACTACTTTGGTGAGATCGCAAATTTTGGTGATACAGTACGTATTATCAAAGAACCAGAAATCACGGTTCAAGAATATGCAAGGGGTACGCAAGTAACTCCACAAGACTTAGACGATGAGGACTTCACCCTTGTTGTCGATAAAGCTAACTACTTTGCTTTTAAAATCGATGACATTGAAGAGGCACACTCTCACGTAAACTTTGAATCAATGGCAAGTGATCGTGCAGGGTATCGTCTAAAAGATCAGTTTGACCAAGAAGTACTAGGTTACTTATCTGGTTTCAAACAAGCTGCATTACACGCAAATGCAAGTGCAGCTAGAGTGGCTGCTGATAAATCAGGTACTGATCCAGTATCTGTTGCAGCAGACGGTTTACTAGCTTCCATGAAGATTTCTCGCGCAAGCTTTGTATCAGGTGGTTCTGCATCTGATTCGATTGCTACGCATCCAGATGGATCTACTGGTGAAGCAACCCCATTAGAGGTTCTAAACCGTATGGCTCGTTTACTAGATCAGCAAAATGTAGACCGTGATGGTCGTTGGGTCGTTATCGATCCTGTCTTTGCTGAACAGCTAAACGACGAAAACAGTAAGCTTCTAAACAATGACTTTGCTGGTGGACAAAATGCTGGTGACATTCTAAGGAATGGTCGAGTAGTATCTGGCTTAATTAGAGGCTTTAGAGTTTATATGTCCAACAACCTTCCTTCAGTAGGAACAGGTTCATCAACTATCGACACTAACGGTTCAAGTTCTAACTTTGGTGTTATTGTTGCAGGACACGACTCTGCTGTTGCTACAGCTTCTCAAGTAGAGAAGGTAGAGACATATCGTGACAACGACAGCTTTGCTGATATTGTTCGTGGTATGCATTTATACGGACGTAAGATTCTTCGCCCAGAAGCTCTTTGTCGCGCCATTTATAACATCGCAGGTTAAGGAGGATAGATCATGGCTACATATGATATGACTGATGCCGATACCGTAGGTGTAGGGGCTGACTCGATTGCTGCTTTACCATCTAAAAAAGATAGCCACGTAATGTATAACATTGAAGCTACTCTTGATATTGATGACATGGTTGCAAAAGGATACTCAGGTGCAGACGGAGATGTTTTCCAACTTCTAGAAATACCAGCAGGAGTACTCGTACTTAACGCTGGTGCAGAAGTTATGAAAGCATTTAACTCTTCTGTAACTGCTGATATTGATTTTGCAGGAGGTGATGATATCGTTGATGGTGCAGACGTAACGTCAACAGGTTTCTGTGCAGCAGGTACAAACGGTCAAACTAACACTGTTGTTGGTTCGGCTGCTTCAACGTATACACAATTTGTTTCAACAACTGATACGATTGATGTTACACTTGCTGGCGCAGCACCTACTACTGGCAGAATTAGGGTTTATGCTACTGTTATTGATCTCAATGAACAGGGTGCAGAACCTGTAGCTGCTGCTAGGGATACCCTAGCCTAATTGATTTTGGGGTAGTTCATTAACTTGGGCTACCCCTTTATCTTGTTTTTGGATATGATATGGCTACTACTTTTCTTACATTAGTTAATGATACCTTACGTAGATTAAACGAAGTTGAGTTAACCTCGACTGATTTTGATACAGCAACAGGTTTTCGCGCTCAAGTAAAAGACGCAATAAATTCATCAATCCAAGAAATATCACAAAAAGAATTTGAGTTTCCTTTTAATTTTACTGCTGGTTCTTTGACACTCGTTTCAGGTCAACAAGAATATTCTTTACCTGCTGATTTTAAAATAGCAGATTGGGACTCATTTAGAATAAATTTTGATTCTAGTAATAATTTTTCTGCAAGAAAATTAAAACTTATAAGTTACGATACTTTCCTAAAAAGATTTTTTGAAAGAGATTCAGAAGCTACCACAAGCGATTTTGATCAACCTATCTATGTTTATAGAACACTAGACAATAAAGCAGCTTTTACACCAATACCAGATGCAGCCTATAGTGTAAGCTTTAACTACTTTGCATTTGCATCTGATCTATCTGCATCTACAGATACCATGTCTGTACCTGATGCATTTAAACACGTAGTGATAGACGGTGCTTTGTATCATTGTTTTATGTTTAGAGATAACACCCAACAGGCTGCTGTAGTAAAATCAAGATTTGAAGAGGGTGTAGATAGAATGCGTACATTGTTAATAAATAGATTTACAGATGTGCGTGATACTCGTGTGAGTAGATTAATAAATGTACCTCATGGTAATGGCTAATGGTGGATGCTTTAAAAGACGTAACAGTTCTATCAAGAGGTGGGCTGTTTACTAACGAAGAAGCTCTTACAATGGCAACTCAAAATCCTGGTGCTGCTATTCGTATGTTAAATATGGAAATATCTCAGTTTGGTGGATACAGAAGAATAAATGGCTACAACGAATATGATACTACTTACGGTAGCGTAGCAGGATTAGGTCAGGTACTTGGACTTTGGATATTAGATAGTACTCCTTATGCAGTTAGACGTAATGCAAATGACTTCACTGGTTCATTGGGAACTAACCCTTTTACAACTAGCAACGGAAGTTCTACGATTACAGTTGCTCATACTGGACATGGCCTTGCAGTAAATGATAGAGTTATATTTTCAGGATCGTCTGCTGTTAATAATGTAACACCTAACGGTGTAGAGATGGCGATAGCTTCTGTTGTAGATGCTAATAGTTATACTGTAGTTTTTACCTCTGCTGCAAATGGTGATGGTTCAGGTGGAGGTGGGTCAGTAACATTTAAAGCTACAGGTAAAACACATTCATTAGGTGCTAATCCTTTTACCGTTTCTAGTGGTAGTGCAACAATTACAGTATCACATACTGCTCATGGATTATCTATAGGTAATTTTGTTACGTTCTCTAGTAGTTCTGCTGTAGGAGGCATAACACCAAACGCAACAGAGATGCAAGTTGTTAGTGTGCCTGATGCTAATAGTTATACAGTGTCTTTTACATCTAATGCAACTTCAAGTGCTACAGGAGGTGGTAGTTCAGTAACAGCAGTATACAGTCAATATTATACCATATGGAAGTATAGTACGAGTGGATTTAATAGAGTATTTTCTTTTCGGTCTTCTATAGGTGTATCAAAAGTAAGACACGCATTTAATTCATACCAAGGAAAAGAAACAGTAATCTTAACTGACAATGTTAATACCCCTGCAAGATATGATGGAACTACTTTTACAGAACACGCCACAAGTGGAGACTCTGATCCTACAGGTGCAAAAGTTAGCACTGATTTTATAAACCATCAGTTTTATGCTGGTTTTACTGCTTCTGGTTTAGGACCAAATATTTTATTACATAGTAAACCAAACCCTAGTGATGATTTTGACGCAACAGATTTTGCTGCAAGTGGTGGAGCAGGTGAAATTAATGCAGGTTTTAATGTCATAGGAATTGCTAAATTTAGAAATGGTTTGTTTGTTTTTGGTAAAGACAAAATAAAAAAATTAGTAGGTACTTCTTCATCAGATTTTACTTTACAGGAAGTAACAAATAATATAGGATGTATTGCAACAGACAGTATTATAGAAATTGGTGGAGACATACTATTCTTAGCTGCTGACGGTATTCGCCCTATTCAAGGTACTGCTAGGATTGGTGACGTTGAACTTGAAACTATATCTAAACCAGTGCAACAGTTGATGCAGTCACTGCCAAGCACACATGATCTAGACAATATGTCTTCTGTAGTTATCACAAATAAGTCTCAGTTTAGATATTTCTTTCCAAAGACAACTACAGCAGCATCAGATACAGCAGGTATAATAGGTGGTCTTAGATTTGCAGACAGAAGAGTTGGTTGGGAGTTTGGAGAGTTATTAGGTATAAGAGCATTTGTTGCTACCAGTGGTTTAATAAATAATGTAGAAGTTACACTACATGGAGATTTAAATGGTGAGATATTTCAACAAGAAAGTGGCAGTACATTTAATGATGCTGATGTTACTGCTGTTTACGCATCGCCATTTCTATATTTCGACTCTACCGAAAAACGCAAAATATTTCAGCATATTACGTTATTCACCAGACCAGAGGGTGAATCCACAATTAACTTGGGTATAGCGTATGATTGGGATGATCCTAATACACCAGACCCAAATACATATTCTTTAACTACTTCAGGTGCATTAGCAAGATATACAACTACAAACAGCACCTTTGATGCTACTTTTAGATATGATGGTTCGACTAGTCCAGTGCTAGAGTCGAACATCCAAGGATCAGGGAGAGCGATATCCTTGGTTATAACATCGACAGGAACCCAGTCACCATACAGTGTTAGTGGGTTCTCGATTACTTATCAAGATGCAGGATATAGATAATGGCAGGATATACCAGGCAATCAGCAGCGCAGATCGTTAGTGGTGAGGTTATATCAGCAGCACCAATTAACGCAGAACTAAACCAAATATTAGCAGCCTTTAATAACTCTACTGGTCACTCACATGACGGTACAGCAGCAGAAGGACCACCAATAGATCGTATTGCAGATGCAGATCAAAACAATAAAATACTTATAGATACATCTAATGATCATATTGAGTTTTATACACAAGTAAGTTCTTCTTCTGTGCAACAAATTCGTATCCAAGATGGATCTATTCTACCAATAACAGATAATGATATAGATCTAGGTGGTGCATCAAATGAATTTAAAGATCTTTATATAGATGGTACTGCACATATAGATACTCTTGATATTGATGAGAACGCTACTGTAGCTGGTACACTGGATGTTACTGGTGCTTTAACAGGCACAAATATAACTGCATCTACTGCATTTTTACCTGATGCATCAGATGGAGCATCACTAGGTACATCAGCATTAGAATTTAGTGATCTATTCCTTGCTGATGGTGCAGTAATTAATTTAGGGGATGATCAGGATGTTACACTAACTCATGTAGCTGATACAGGTGTTTTACTAAACAGCACTAATCAACTACAGTTTGGCGATAGCGGTACTTATATACATCAGTCTGCTGATGGTGTATTAGATCTTGTATCAGACAGTGAAGTAGAAATAAACGGTACTACAATAGATATAAACGGTGCTGTAGATATAAGCAGTACATTAGGTGTTACTGGTAAGATTACTGCTGATGCTGGTATAGATATAGATGACTTTAACATAGATGGCACAACCATAGCGTTATCTTCTGGTGACATGACAATAGATGTTGCAGGAGATATTAACCTAGATGCAGGTGGTGCTGATATAGTATTAAAGGATGACGGTACACAATACGGTGCATTTACTAATAGTAGTAGTAATTTAGTAATTAAGTCTGGATCTACCACTTCTGCTACATTTGATGGAGCTAACGTAACATTTGCTGGAACTGTAAGTCCCACTAGTCATTTAGATATGCCAGACTCTGCCATAGTAAAATTAGGTACAGGTGAC